CGGTATAGTATAGTCGAGACCAGAAAGGTTCGCCGTAACGTCAACGCCATCAAGCGTAAGCGTAGGTGTCAAAGTAGGTGCAGGCGACCCGGAGTAGATGCCTTCAACGATTGTCACTGTGCTACCCTGTGCCGGATCGCCGGTGATCTGCGGGGCGGAGGTGATCGTCGGCGCGAATGCCTTGAGACCTGCCTGTCCCCAGTTTAAGAGGTCTGTAAATTCAGACGCTGTCAGACCGCGACTGATCTCCATTCCTCGCGCTATTTCTACCTTGGCAAAAGTATCTTCGCTAAACACACCTTTGTTGCCAAACAATTGGCTAACTCCTGTTTGCCAGTCCGGATAGAAACTGACACCTGTTTCCGAGGCAACCAGAGTTCCGTCGATCCAGAGTTTAAGAGTGCCGCTCGGTATGTCGCCCTCTACGATGATCACCATGTCAAGCGGCGGATCATATGTCGGACTGGGTGCATCGAGAACATCTGTCCCGTCGTTGTCAATCTGGAACCGGACAGGGAGACTCGAATTGCGCGGCGCATAGATAATCCTTAGTCCGTCATTAATATCATGGGCAGCCCAGACAGGGTTGGAGTTTCCGTTTGTGTCCAGCGACCTGATTGCAAAACATGCGGTGAAAACATCCTTGCCTGTGAAGTCTCGGGTCACGCTCGTCAGTTTATCACTGATACCGTCCGAAAGTATCGTTCGACGGTTACCCACAATCTGCAGCCTCGGACGGTCGGCGAGTACCTCCGTGCTGTGATCCACCCCGTTCGTGCTTCCGCTGTTATCTTTCCAAAGAGCCACGGGATCGTCATGGGCCGTCGCCGGAATTGTCCCGGCATCATCTTGCCAAAGACTCGACGTAGCGTAGGCATCCACGACAAAGCCCTGATCGTTTGATGTATAGAGGGTCTGCGGGAACACAAGCACGCCGGATCGACCACTTCGGCTATAGAAAACGGGAGTAGAAGTCATGTTAAGTGCTGTCGTTAGTCTCATTTCTCGACCTTTCTATTAATATTAAGTTAATAGAGCGAAGATACCAACAGCTGATGTATTTGCCGCATTAAACCTTGAGACATTTGCTGTAATAAGAGTACCGCTACCTACTTCTGCTTCAATGGTCTCTCCGGCACTGTCGAAAGAAACTACTCCACCTTCATTTACAAAGAAGCCTACACAGACATCCTCTGGAACGTAATCACCATCACCTGTAGCTCTCCACTTGGGGGCTAAGCCTGATACTTTTGTTGCTTGCATTTTTATTAATTCCTTTTCTTTTTGTTTGGTGGCACTAAACAGTATCAGAACCTAGAAAGTAGAAGTCTTAACAACGCCTACACTACCGCTACGAATAGGGTAGTTATACTCTGTATAGTACCTAATAGCATCAGACCAGTGTTCGACCCCCTCGGTCTTATTGATTTGTGCTGTATCTGGGTTATTCTCTAGCCAAGACGTGCGCTCCATAGAACGAACAGTGTTAAGCATACGAGGGTGAAAGTACATATTAACATTCCCGTTAGCGTTCTTAAGCTGAGCGTTAACTGCGTTAGTACTATCTATGATAGCTGGAGATGCCTCTCTAACCCTTACGGTTAGACCAGCCTTACGAAGAATACTGAAGTCGGTCTCCCCAGAGGCAGAGGTCTTACGACTCTTACCTGTAGGATCCGGATAGACGATTACCTTATGCCCATTCTTTACGTATTTACTTACGAGGGACTTAGCGACCGAATCAGTATCAGGATGGCCACTAAGTTCGTGCAGCCAATGCGTCTGATTACCACGGCGAGCGCCGATAGCTGAAGCCATAATACCGATGTTGAAGTCCATTGCAACATGAACATCTTCTCCTTTCTGGATGTCAGGTAGAGCAGAGTCTACGTGATCATTACGATTAAACATATAAAACAGATTGTTACCAGAGTCTTTAAATGATGCTTCATACTCTCTTGCAAACTTAAGAGGGTCTAGAGTCATCTTAGCTCGTTGAATCTCATCAGGATCTAAGTAGGGTGATTGTCTATAGTTAAAGTGGTAAGAACCCCAAGCGTTGTCATTCTCTTTCCTATTGAACATCTCATAGAAATAGTCATGACCCCTTGGTGTACTAATGACAATAGCACGACCGGGAAAAGGACTATTCCACTTCTTTTGCATCATAGGGGACCAACGAGTAGTAACACAAGGCTCGATTACCGACTCCCAGCTTTCCTTTAGGTTAGTACCTGCACCCTTCCAAGAACAGACCTCATCAAGAATAACAAGGTATTGTCCTGTACCACGCATACGCTCTGAAGCCTCGTAAGACCAGAGCTTAAGCATAACGTTGTTAGGGAGCCAAAACTGACCAGCAGATCTACTATGTTTAACAGCAAAGTCCTCTAGACCGAGCTGCCAAGCAAGCAGCGGATAGTAAATATCCACCACCTGCTGATAGGTAGGAGCAATAATAGCAACGTTCTTGTTAGGAACATCGGCTGGCATGTTAACTAGTTCTTGAACTGCCTGTAGCGCCGTAGTGCCAGCGAAATAAGACTTACCCCAACCTCGGGCAGCGCAAACCACACCATAACGGTATTTTCCATCAACCATAACATCTTTAAACACTCTACTTTGACCGGGGTGTAGTTTAATACTTGGCATGCTCTATTATCCTACAACCGGTTCTGAAGACCAGTAGTCCCAAAGACTGTCTTGTCTATTGTCTGTCTCTACGAACTCGTTTTTGTGTACTCTTTGTTTCCCTACTTTTTTAAACTCACTATACACTTTAGGTCTCCTATACTCGTATTCATGAACAGAGGTTTCAGAATCAGAAGTAGCCATAGCGCTGTAATGAGATAAGAGCTTATTATGATGGTTCTTTTCTACAGTAATAACAACAGGACTCTCTAATGCCTCTTTCCAAGGGAAGAACTCAAAGAACACAGACCCACCAATAGAGCCTGTTGGGTCCCTACGCATAATCAATTCGGCTATAAGATCGATGGTTTTCACACTTTTAAGCTCCATAATAGTCCCTTTCGTTGTTTTCATACACTACATCGTACTCAAGGTTTATTCCATACGCCCTAACTTCCCAACTACGACCATGTGCTTTTCTACTTTTACGGGTCATGGAAATAGCTTTTTTAGCTGCTGCTTGACTCTCATAGATACCGAGTTGTTTAACTGTATTATAGTCATCAGCGGGTGATCGATAGAACACTCTGTATATAGTTTCAAAACTCATCTAATACTTTCCTTCCTGTATCTGTTAGAGAAGCAAAACCTACATGAAGGTGCCATCTAACTAGGTCTTCTCGCATAAGCTGACAGAACTCCCATGAACTATAGAACCTCTTATGGACCTTAGGTTCAGAATCAGAACTCGTAGCTAGCGTTAATAGTCGTTTCTTTCTTAGAGGTCTCATCCTCAGAGAATCTTCCATCTGAATCTGAATCTGAATCTGAATCCGAGTCATTGTTGTCTTTTTCACCGAGATCAAGTTTAATAATAGTTGGAGCCTTTTCATTGATGTCCAACTCTTGCTTATCAGGTACCATACGATAACCATACCGCTGGAGATCCTTAATGATGGTCTGTTTGATCTGTAGCATACCGTTATACTGGTGTGATCCACGAGGAACTGTATACTCATACCTATCAGGGTCGTCTGTAGGAGCGTTACGAGCTTTATCAGTCTTCTTAACTCTCACAGCAGAAAGATCTCTGTTAATCTGCTTATAGAGTTTGATCATCTCAACCATAGGATCGAAGTTAAGCTCTTCTAGCTTACCAGCAGCATTAGAGGGATCGATCTTCACATTCTTAGAGCCTTTAGGTCTACCGCCTTTATTGAATCTACGATTGTTTTCAAAGTCCCAATCACCGTTATCTACGGCATTGATCTTATCTTCCATAGCTGCACGAGCAGCCTGCTCTGTATTCCATCTAGTTTCGTTTTCAGTACCTTCTTCCCCACTGAATAAAGGAGGATTCTCTCTCCCTTCACACCCTACGTGGCTCATCTTGTCTTTTTCTGAAACATGGTTCTTTTTTGGCTTAGGACTCCCCGGCGGAAGACCATCTTTGCGAGGTCGACCACGAGGACGCTTAGGTTTGTCATCTTTATTATCAGACATGGTCTCTCCTTATCATTTATCTGTATGTTTACTATAGGAAAATAGGGAATGAAGACAGGGTACTAAATAGCTATTAAGTTTATTAAACAATAAAAAACCCATCTTAAGTTCCCTTAACTACATGATTTCATTAGATCTTTTTTAAAGATTCTATTAAAATAAAGACCAGATAAAATTATCAATACCTTCATCGGGAGATTACTAAAAGACCCTTTATTCAGGTAAATAAAAAGGACCGACCTCTTTAGAGTAATCATCGAGAGATATGCTAAAGAAGGTTGTAGACTTCACAACAAAGTTTCTAATGCGTTCATCATAGCAAAGATGGTCTGTTACAGCAGTTAGAGTGCCTTTCTTTAATGAAAAGGTATCCTCTCCACCACTGATGACATATAGCCTAAACTCCTGTGGTCCGGGTGGTCTATTACCCTCGTTTTCATTGGCTTGCCAATCTAACTCACTAGTCTCTCCTCTAACCGAGTGATAGATCTCTAGAGAAAGAAAAGAACAAGCCCTCTTGATAAAAGACACATCAACAATGAAACTCTTTTCTTCCACATGAGGGTTATCTAGCCTTACCTTCGAATAAGGCTCACTTATCCTGTAGGGAAAGTTGTAGTAGTTATAAGAGCTGTAGAAAGCACTAGTTGCAGCAACACCAAAAATCAAAAATACCAGTCTTATAAACCAAGTTTTCAATGTAGCATTATATTTATATTTATATTCATATTTGGTCATTGTCCTATAAGTCCTCCTCTGGAGACCCAAGTCCAGACAGAAGCTATAAATGCCCCGCCAAGGATCCAGAAAAATCTGTTCCAACCTGTTCTCATCCTATCATCATTCTCTTTAATAGCATGATTAGTCTGTGCTAAGAGTTCTGTAAGAGTTTTGATCTGGGATTTCATAGTTGTTTCAGTTATTTCCATTTCTCTAACTTTTAGTTCAGTTAGTTCTATTTTTCTTTTTTGTTCCTCTACTGCTCTACATAAAGCTCTTATTTCATAGCTTTGCTTTTCTTCACTCATCCTAGGATCCTCTCTTTAGATTTGAGGTCTAAGGCTCTGTTAAATTATTTATTAACAAATAATCAACAAACAACAGTCCTTTCGATTCAAGGGAAGACCCTTTAGGGTCTCTTCTTAGCATCTACTGACTCCGATCTCGTCAGTAAGGTTCCTAGTTAGAATCCTTTAGGGTTTCTTTTTACCCTCTTCTTTAACGTCACCTATTTTATTTCTTTACTTTCAATTGTTTATCTACTATAAAACTGTAAGTTTTGTTAAAAAAGGTAAGATCCTCTTAGGATCCCTAGTTAGGATCCTACCTTAAGTCTCTGTTAAAGTATTTATTAACAAATAATCAACAAACAACAATGCTTTCGATTCAAGGGAAGACCCTTTAGGGTCTCTTCTTAGCCTCCACTGACTCCGATCTCGTCAGTAAGGCCCCTAGTTAGGACCCCTATTTAGGGGTTTTCCCCCTTCTTTAACGTCACCTATTTTTTCTCTTTACTTTCAATTGTTTATCTACCTTAAACTATGACTTTTGTCAAAAAAGATAAGATCCTTTAGGGTTTCTTTTTACCCTCTTCTTTAACGTCACCTATTTTTTCTCTTTACTTTCAATTGTTTATCTACCTTAAACTATGACTTTTGTCAAAAAAGATAAGAAAAAAAAAAAAAGGGGGTATGACCCCCACCCCATCCCAATTAAGGGACAGGATGGGGGTTCATGAGTAAGGTCTCTTCATACCAGAGAGCTCCAGAGTGTACCCCTCTGGTGACTCCTCTAAGCTCTGGATACCCACCCTACTAGAAGAGTGAACCCATGTCTCTACGGTCTCCTTTGAGGCACTTTACCATAGTTGATCGGTAACTTCAGTAAGAGGGCCACATACTAATGCTAGCCTCTTGTTCCTCATTGAAGAGCCTTATCTGCTCCTCAAAAAAATGCTCGTAGGATCGTACAAGGATCTGACGGTATCTAAGACAATAGAGACAGATAGAACGATAAACACAACAGTTAGGACAAAATAGATGACTCTTTTACTATCCTTCTCGTATCCTTCGAAGAGCTTGTTCCCCGTTAAAACCAAATAGGTACCTGCTAAGACAATTGCCAGATAGAAGATAGCAGTAAGCATAGCTTATTTTCCTTTTCTTAGTAGGAGAGACCGGTTTTCATGTTGCGGATGACTTCTGCCTCCCTCGCCATATAAGTCATAATGACAGACCATTGTATCCGAATTTCTGTAGTAGGGGCATTCAGAATGTTATGGAAAGCGAACTCAACATGACGATCTACAGACAGAGCAGCTTCTTCAAGTGCAGCATTACGCTCCCTGTCAAGGATAGTCCTAAGTTTTTTCTCCTCTTCAAGTTCAGCTTCTTCTGCCCCATATTCGTCTGCTTCAAGTTCAGCTTCTTCAGGGTTCATGCTCATGAAGATTGGGCTGTTGCCATCAATGACGAAAAAGTCTTGATATTCCTCCTCAGGTACATCAACAATCATATCTTCACCGAGAACAATACTATCAGGCTTACAAGTGCATTTGTATTGGTATCGGTATTGGTAGGGGGTGGCATTTTGCGGTTTGTTCATTTTAGAATTCTTCTTATCCTTAGTTTCAGCTTCAAGTTCGTCTTCTTCATCCCAGTAGATCTTTTCCGCAAAGTAGAGATCATCATCTGGATTGGTATGAGTGCGCTGGTTATTTTCCATTTTTAGCGTCCTTACTGGTTTGGTGTTGAGCTTTTTCATAGCCTGCAAAGAAGGCTCTTCTTATGATACTATAGGTCGGTGAGGACTCTATAGTCTCTCTTACTGAGTCATCTGGCCTGAAATGAGATCCGTGGAACTCATCCCAGTACCATTCTTCAAAGAGCTGGTTTATTTGGGGTAACACGACTAGCACCTCCTCCGGGTCCAGAGGGTCCACCGCCGCCCCCTTTAAAAAAAGCGATGATGACGATAATAGCTATTATCGTGACAAAAAAGTCCATTATTTGTCTCCTTTAAGTTCTTTCGTTACGCTATCAGAGCAAGAATCTTTGAGAGCATCAGCCTTTTCTGTTGTTTCTTCCTGTCTCTCCTTTATTCTTTGAGATTCTCGAACAAATCTTACTGCTACGTTGAACAGAAAGATCCCCCCAAAGAGGAATAGCGCGGTCTCTAACATCCCCTTTTTTTTTTTTTTCCTTTCGATTGTTAGGTGAACCTTTTTCCGAGTTTTCGTTTGGTTGCTTTAGAGCCGTCTGCTGTAGTGCATCGACCCCAAGATTTTCCTTTAGACACCGGCCCTTTAAGCTTCTGATAGGGAAGGGTGTTATTGCCGCCTGAAGCCGCTGTCTTGAGCGTACGTACACCGGTTTTGTTCATAACTGGTACTGTTTCCATTGTGTAGTCCTTCTTCTAGTTTGTCTATAAGTCTGATCTCAGACGCTTTCATGTTGTATAGGATTTTCCTTTTATCAAAAGCGCGCCTAGCCCCACCAGCATCAGCCAACCCGCTGCGGGAAGAGGAACAGGCGCGGGCAGCATGCGCGTCAATCTCAGGGCTTATTTGGGCGGCGTACAGCTTGGCCGTCTCGGTGATGTTCATTTCTCTTTCTTCCTGTGGTAATGGGGGCGCTTGGCCCCGTTGAGTTTACTGTCGCTCGGCAGCGATTGCATTCAGAGCGGTGACAATTGCCATGCTTTCACGATGTTTGTGGTGCTTAGGGTGGCCCCAATGGGCTTTCGCCTCGTCAGGCGTAAAGTCGCGGCACCCAGCGACAATCGATCCGTCCGATTGCAAGGTGAACATGTACCCATCTGATCGGGTTATGCTTGTAGGCGTAGACGTGTACACCCCGCGCTTGACCAGCGCATTGCCGGAGACCCGCGCATCGCCGTAGACAAGCGCATTGCCGTAGACCCGCGCACTGCCGGAGACCCACGCATCGCCGCGGACCCGCGCATCGCCGGAGACCAGCGCATTGCCGTAGACCAGCGCATCGCCGCGGACCCGCGCATTGCCGGAGACCCGCGCATCGCCGTAGACAAGCACATTGCCGTAGACCCGCGCACTGCCGGAGACCCACGCATCGCCGTAGACCCGCGCATTGCCGTAGACCAGCGCATTGTCGTGTACCAGCGCATCGCCGGAGACCAGCGCATTGCCGTAGACCAGCGCATTGCCGTAGACCAGCGCATCTTCTCCAATGTACGCGCTATTATGTACGTTAGCCGTATCAGCCACCCACCCGTTGCCTTTAATATGCCTGTGCGCAGGAACGGGGCCGTTGCCGTCTCCGAAATTGTGAGTTTGCTCTTTCATCTGTCTGTCTCCTTGTGTTGATCGTCGCGCTGGCGGTCCATAATCAGGAACAGGCGCGTGGCGAAGTCGGACATGGTCTCTCTCCGTTGTTATTTAAATGGACTTAGTTATTTCAGCCAAGGCTTGCCGCCGCTAAGGTCGGCACAGTTAACAAATATGCCCGTAAAATACGTCTCAGACCCGCTAGAAACGTCAATGGTAGGGAATGCGTTTTTCTCCGCCCACTCCTTTCCTTCATCCGTTTCCAAGAACGCGGCCTTCAGTTTGGCTTCCTCCGCTGCGCGCTTCTCTTCTTCTGCACGGTATTTTTCATCGGCGTCAATGGTGTCTTGGTGCATTGCGATATAAACGCCGCGGTCGTCCTCGTCCTCAGTATCGTAAAGGAATGTGCCTGTTTTGTGGGTAACTCGGAGCGATCCGCGAATGTCTATCGTCAGACCTGCATCCTCAAAAAGGCGGACGACATCTGCTTGTGTTAGGTTTTTCATTTGGTTGGTTCCTTTGGTTGATGTGTGGTCCCCGGCGCGTGGCCGGGGGTGGGGGTCATGCGTCAATTTCAACGGCGGTCATGCCGGTGGTGTCGGGGCACTCGTCGCCGTCATCGTCAATGTATGGCGTGCCGTGAAGTGTGGCTGCAACTTCCATTGCATCTTGCTCGCTCGTGCCTTCAAACTCACCCCAGAAGATGCCGTTTGCGTAAACGCTGTATTTCAAAATCTGCATGCTCATCTTGGTCTCTCCAGTTGTGGGCGTCTGCCCGTTTCCTTGCACCACTATTACCCGTTAATACCGCACGAGTCAAGCAGTAATTTTGCAAAATCGTCGGCTGTGCAACAAAACCCACCGACACCGCCGAAGCCCCGAACGGATTGCAGGAAAGCGGCCAGGCGCAGGCCGCGTTTGTCGCCGGGCGTCAGACGCCAGCCGGGCTTTTTGGTTTCGACCGCCGGGAACACGCCAAGCGTTTTGCCAACGTGTGACGGCTGCACCAACACGGGCAACAGCCCGATCAGATCGGACGACTTCCAGCGCGCATTCAAGGCGGGCGACATCTGCTTGTGTTAGGTTTTTCATTTAGGTTTTCCTTTGCTATAATAGTATTCTTCTAGAGCATTTGCAATCTCACTAAAGGATTTACCTTTGTCATTCATTTCTGTAGCAATTCTTGATATTTTTGAGTCTTGGGTGAATTTCATTATGTGGTCATAGGTTATCTCGTGTCCTTCAAAAGTAAAACCACTTTTATTAAGACTCTCAACTTCCATAGGGCCGAGATGAAACAAATCATTAAGTACACCAAGGCAGCAATAACCTGTCTTACCAAACTCTGAAACACCCATAAGTGTCCCTTGTATTTGCTGGTACTTACCACTGCGGAGTGCGGCCATCCATTGATTAAATTCCTTATCAGTTATTTTAGCAATTGTCATAGTTTTTCACCTTACTGTAATCCACCCTAGGGCAGAAATTGTATTTGATAGACCGGTACTTTGTATTGATAAGGCCGGGCGGTTTGGCCACGTAGTTTTGTCTCCTTTTCTCAAAAATTTCTTCATAGCCTTTAACAAATAGCCAAGATTTTTTGTTAGGTTTGTAAGATTCAATCACAGTTGTTTCCTCTCGAAACTATCGCATACCACTTGTTATCTCTCGGAGACATATATGGTTTGCGGGTTATAGTATCGTAGCCTTGCGCAGGATACTTTCTCAGGTAGTTAGAAGACGCCACAAGGGCGTCCTCCTTTGTCTTAAATGGACCAAGATCCTCATACACCATTACACAGCCACGCTTTGGGACTTCTGGTGATTCTTCTTGTTGTTAGCATGGACTTCATTGGGGGTTGCAGTAACCCAATTCCGCTTACCATGCCGATCAACTTCAGAACGAATGTTAGGCGATCGACGACGACCAGACTTAGCCGGAAGCCCGGCTTTCTGCCTAGCGTTAATTCCAAGAGCACTCTTGTGGCTGCTCTGACGTGCCTTTGCTTTACCAATTCCAGATTTTCCACCAGCCATTGATTTTCTCCTTATCCTATGTGTTTAGATTACGTCCAGATCCACCCAGCTTGCTGTGAAGACCATGTTAGGGAGAGGACCTCCTTGATCTATGATAAGCTGCATGATGTCCTCTCGATTATGGCCAGCCAGACCACAACCAATTGGTGTGATAACAAACAAGAGACCGGGGCGAGCCTCAGCATACTTGATAAACCTATAGACAAAGTTCTCAATTTTATCGAGAGACAAAGTCTGCATACTCCCGTCTTTAGTAGGGATAGCATAGCACCGGCCAGTACGGCCAGTCCCTACACCCCAAGCTGCTCCAAGGCCTTGATGTGCGTAGTAAGCCGCCCCTGCACTGTGATAACCAGCGAGGTTAGAACCAAAAACAAAGCATAGGTTGCTCACAAGATCCCAGTTATAATTCATATAAGCCATAAGTTAGTAACCTTTCATTTCTTCTTTTAACGCTTCGACAGCATGGATCATGTTAGCCTCTTGGCATTCTTTGATGCGCCTAAGACATTCTTCTTTGGTGAGTCGGCTACCACCCACCGGCTTAATCCTATCTAGATCAATCTTCATAGTTTTGCCCTTGTTTTTCGTTGTTTTTTCTGCTCGTCCTTGACTAGGTTTTCAAGGTGAAAGTTACAGGAACAACAAAGATCTGTCCAATTTAAAGCCACCCAACCTGCCAGATCGCACCCTACCATAGGTCTCTCCATTTTAATATTACACCTATCACAAATGTAATACTCTTCTGTCTTTTTCACCATTGTTATGGCTTCCTTCTGTTGATTTAGTATACAGTATAGTCAGTAGTAGTTGTCAAATGCAGCTTCTGCAGCCTCTTCTCTTGCTTCTCTGAGTTCTTGCTTGAGGTCTCTTATATACTCATTAAACTCTTCCTGAGTTATAAGGCCATCCTCAAGCTCTTGTTCAAGTTCTAGTTCGGCTTTATCACACCAGTGCATTGTTTTTTTTCCTTGCTTACTATAGTTGCAAAACCTTTTTGATCCCACGCGAGTTTTACCCCGCGTGAAATCAGTTCCTGTTTGTAGGAGTTAAACATAGTGTTGTAATGTCTAGCAGCGCCAAGCGCATGTAAACTAAGATACGCATCAGAGTTTCTAGCGCTCCTATTCATCAGACTAAGAAGATCAAAGTTCGGCAAGTTGCTTTCGGATTTCATCTTCGGAAAGACCTTCCAGTTTGTTTTCTTGTTTCTTATCAAGGATCTCAAGAAGCTTCTGACGCTTTTCAGCTTTAGCGCGGGCATCTTGACGAGCAGCGTTTTCGTCTTGCTTATCAGCAATTACGTCTTTAACAAGCTCAAGCTGATCTTTCCAACGAGTCAACTGGGGGTTAGACCCAGTATCAACGAAGGTCTCTTCTCCCGTTTCACGAATCTGACGAGAAAGATCAATTGCCACCTTATTAAGGCAAGCAGCACCTGTTTGAGAAGTCAGAGCCAACTTGAACAGATCCTCAACGGTCATCTGGCCCTTAGTGGAGTTGAAGCGCCAGTTTTCTTTTGCAGCACGTTTGTAGAGATTAGTCATGGTTTTGATTCCTTTATCCAAAGTTTACGTTGTAAGCGGTTTTCTTACCTTTGTTGTCTGTTACCAAAAGTTCGATTTCGGCTTTTTTGGTATGAGAAAATCCAACACCAGAAAGCTGGTCGGGATCAAGCTCGCACTTAGTCTTGTTTCCAAGTACTTCAAACACCTTACGGTGCTTATAAAGCGCTGGACTTAGAAACTCATTAAAGATACCACGAGGTTCCTCATCAATCTCACACCCGTCGAGGATGAAAAAGGTGTGTTTATTACCAGCCTTATTATTACCCCAGTAGTTAGGTGAGTTCATGATAGTACGAACCGTTGCTAGGTTGTTTGTATCTACTCCCCAAATATCTTTGGAAGACTGGGAAGAGCAAGGGATCTTGTGAGCGATAGAGAACACACCATTTTCTAGGGTTACCTCAGCAACAAGAACCCATTCTTTGTGACCAAGTTTTTTAGGATAGTCATATTCAAAGACCTGACCATCAAACTCAATCTCGGCTTTGAAGCCACCTTCTGTAGGAGAACGAAGTTTCCAGTTATGAATGGCACAACGATATATACCATCCGACATTTTACTACGAGACGGGTAAGTAATGTTTTCAACTGGTACATTGCCACTTGGCACAGCTAAAGTGTAATCTACGTCTTGAACTCCTCCTGTTTGCAAATGTTGACGTTTGTTCCAGCCTACTCGCTGTTCTGTGTTACCATAGTTGTCATCAACTTTAAAAGTCCTCTTGCTATTTTCGGGGTGGAAAACATGAAGATCCATAAGGGAGGCATTACGCCGACCCTCGTGGTTCCAAGAGTGAGAGAACCGGAAGTCACCATTAACCGAACCCCCTCGTGCAGCAACCTCACGGCGGAGATCAGAATCAGTGATACCACCGTTGTAGGCCCAACCAAAGTCATTGTTCCAGCTAAAGAGACCACCGGAGTCACCGTGTTTGGGAGCGGTAACTGTCATGAAGTTAGCCGTATGATCGTTACGAACCAAGGCTTCAATCTTATTGGCCTGAGGAACAACATGTTCAATGAAGTCCTCTGCTGGAATCGGCTTAGCGTTCTTGATGCTAAAGTCTGTCTTTTTAACTTCAGAAGAAAGCAAATCATTAATCACAGAACCACCGATCATCTGTTTACCAGTGTCCCGGTCAACAAACAAAACGTCGTTAACGTCCATATCTGAAGCACGAGCAAGCCTACGATCAACAGCGTGTTCCATGTTAAGCTCTTTAAGAGTCTTAACAGCATCATCAACCATACGTTGGGTGATCAAAGCTTTAGGACGCTTGTAGTTTTGAGGAGCAACTTTACTTTCAAAAGACTTTACCGCTGATTCAACCTCTTTACCCTTGGACAAGTCTGTAACAAGAGTACCAATTGAGGTATTTCGGAAGGAAGCGAGGCCGGGGTTTGTTGCTGCTACATGCCACAGGAAACTATCCTTTTGTGAAGAAACTAGCTTATTCTTAAAATCTTTTTTTGCCTTGAGCATGTCATTAACTTTTTTCTTATGCTCTTGACCTCGGTAGAGACTGTTTTCGTCAATCAAATCCTTTACTGTTTCAAGAGCATCAATGGTGAATTCGTCCATTGATCGTTTAAAAACCCCATAAAGAGATTTGACTTTCCCCTGTGGATCCCCCGGAGACTTATGGTAATGGGCCTTGTCGATGCTAGCGTGAAAATGGTAGAAGGTTTCCACGTTACCATCCGGATCAAGGTTCTTGTTAGAGGGCACCGACACCTTCCATTCAGAGGATCGGAAGATAGATTTGATCGGCGTGGACTTTACAATACTCCTCATTGCCTTCGCTATTCTGTTGTAAGGCTCTGGAAGGTTACTACAGTTATCCCATACAGTAGTTTTCTCAAAAGTCTTCGGATCAATGGATATGACGCCGCCAACTCGACGAATAAATTGTTTATCATATGAACCATCGTGGAACGTACGTGTACGGAAGATGGGGTTTTCCTTCCCGGTAAACGCGTCGAGGTAAAAGTCAAAGAAATCTTTTTCTTCATACTTGTCTTTGATTGGTCCGAGGTCATAGGCTGGACGCCCGTAGTCGTTCTTGGCGTACACCTCTTTTTCACCAAAGTCCTGAAGTTCTAGGTCAACAACGAATAGTTCACCTTTAGACATTTTGTCGAAGCTCTTGTTTACTGTGTTAGCAAAAAGTTTGAAGTTTGTCATTTGGTCTGGTCCTTTATAGGAGTTCAGTTTACAGGTTTGGTTTTGTAGGCCACCCCTCAGAAAGAGGGATGACCAATGTTTTATTACCAGTTCCGACGATTAGACTCGGAACGCCCGATGACTCGGGGCCTGATCGTAATCACGATCATAAACGACCCTTGTAGAGCGTTCTTCAAGACTATTAGGCTCAACTTCTTCAAGAACCTCGTACCGGCAGCAACGCATCTTGGCATTGCCGTAATCCGGCGGCACAGCAACCACGTCTGCCGGGTTTACCTTAACTGCAACAGTACGACTACCGTTAGAGTAGAAATGACTCAGGTAAGAGGTAGCTGCAACGTGGAGACCCTGCGAGCAGGTGTTATTGATGTTGTCATCAACCTGATGTCGAGAAACTTCGCACACCTTACCCGGACTATTGTCAAATGTATTTGAGTGGATGTCACGGTAGTTCTCGCGAACGTTCTTAAAGGCCACAAAGTGCCCATCTTCTGTGATAGGAGCCATCCAGTGCTCAAGGAATGCAAACAGAGACTGACGAGAGTTGTAGCTAGGATTCTGGTCAATGTTGCGAAGGAAGTTAGCCAAGGGCTCAATGTCAGCGTCTTCGTCAGCAAGATCAAGCATCTTATCTACGAGAACACCATGAAGCTCTTCACCCTTGTAGGTGATAGTTTGTGCTTCAAGGTCGACAATAACGTCAGAACCTTCTGCAAACTTAGACATTGCAAGACCACGGTCAATCAGACTGGTGATAAGTTCAGGGTCATGAGGCTCGTAAAGAAGGTGTTCACAAAGCTTATCAAAGTTCTTTGAGTCACTCGGGATGTTATGCGACTTGCCGTTAAAGAAGATAGAGATTGCTTTCGGGGTGTAGGTATAGGGGTATTGCATTAAAACTTTCCTTTTTGGTTCATGACTAGGTCTTCATACTGCTTAACAGTATCTTTATTCCATCCGTTCAGTTTAGATAGGAGTGGAAACAGGGAAGATCGTTCTTTCGAGATTGCCTCAATGATACGATCGTAAGAAACAAGATGTCCTGACTCTTTAACATCAGCCCTAACTGAGTTAATTTTGTGTAGATCATCCCTCGTTATAGATGCGGTAATTTTCTCAAGTTTTTCATAGATTGGCCTTATAGCATTTATATGCCTGCTTGGCCAAAACGGAAGTGTGTAAGAATTGTAAGAGGAATTTATGATATTACTAATACGATTTTTTGCAGTTATGCAATGCCTCAGATTAACAAGACGTTTGTATTCTCCACTATTAATTACCTCTTTAGCAGTGACATCAAGATTAATCCAATCTGGGTCTTTATCAAATCGACTCCACATAGTTTTAGGAACAATAACAACTTTATCATCAGGACTTAGCCCAAGAATACTTTTCCAGTTAGGGAGAAGAAAATTTTCCTTGAAAGCCCCGTCTTGGATATCGTTTCTAAACATGCGAAGATAGTAACCACCCTCATCAAATTCTTCAGGTTCAAGTGTAGTATCGTAACCACGGAAGCTGCCATTCCCTTTCAGTTCCCTGAGTTTTACACGAGACCTCCCCTTTTTAGGATGGGTGTAGTCTATTTCGTGGGTAAAAATAGTTCCCCTATTCTCTTTTGCACGCCTAGACTTATAGGTCTTTATCTGATCCAGAGCTTCTTTCTCGTTGTCGTCCGTTATTTCAACATAGGAAGCTCGACTAAAACCTTTTTCCGTTAGGTACTTATGTACACGTCTGGCATTATGCTTTGCTTGGGGCGCTCCCTTCCTTTGATCGGATATAATAAGAATTGGATCTGTGGTAAGCCGGTAAATTGAATCAGTAAAATGATTTGTTTTAGTAATTTTTGCGTTGGCTGTGGCTTTATGATCTATCCAAGCAAAAGAAAATTGGTCTAGCTCGGTTAGAATATGGGAATTGAGTAATTTGCCCCAAACAGAAGTAAACCTACCTTCTTTGTAAACAGTAGCATTCCCATATTGCGGTTTCTTTGGGTCATATTTTTCTAGGTTTGAGTTAGTACTAAATTTTACTATTGAACTGGCAGAAGTGAAGTATTGTTGCTTAAAATAGTTATGTGAAACTCTACTCCGAAAGTATTTGTTAGCTTCTTCAAGCGTTTTAAATTTGTTTACTACTTCAAGAGTATCCTCTAAGATTACATCTGATACTTCATTAATTCTCTTTTTAATAGAGTCAGCAGTAGGTTCATCTTTACCGAAAGATAGCTCCTCCCGAGACAGAGTTATCTCAAGTTCCCCCATTTCAAAGGGTAGGACAATAATGTCATCACGACCACAAAGTTTTGTTAGAGTAATAATTTCGGAAGAAGAAACATAATCGTTAGGCTTGATAGGATAAAGAACGGTACCCATTTTAGCAAAAACAATGGTTTCGTTATACCCTATCCCTACGGGGCTTCCGTTTTTATCACAGAAATTGCCTATCTTGTAAAGACCTTTTTTATCAATGTCATATTTGATACGCTTTTTAGGCTCAAACCCCTCTGGGATAGGGTCATAGGCGAGAGAAACCCACTCAGCAGCATCCCGGAAAGACTGAACGTCTCTAGCATCAACAGGGAAAGTTACCTCTAGACCAGTTTCATCATTAGAGTCTTCCTCGTGCATCAAGTTAATGGTTGGTACACCGTCTCGACCAATTACTGCTGAATAGACCCTACGCTTTCCATCATGCCAAGATGTAACCCCGTATGTGTCAGTGTAGGAGAAAGGCGATTTAGAACCAAGACCCCACTTGCCCGTTTGAGAGTTTGTATCCTCTTTTGTAGATTGGAACACAGTTGTATACAGTCCCATGACATCTTCATGAGACAATCCATAGCCATAATCACGCACCCTAAACTCGTTGTTGAACAAACTAGGAAACGTAACAGAAAAGGGGCGGTCCTTGTTACCACGTTCTGTATGAGCGTCGTAAGCGTTAGACCAGATCTCCCTAGTAATTGATTCCGCCTTGCGGGAGTATAGACCGTCAATAAGAGCCTTAAAGGCCTTTGCATTCTCAGCAATTTTGAAACGACCTTCTTGAGACACGCTCGTACGTACATCACGTTCTTCTTGCATCAACTTCATTTTGGATAGATTCCTTCAATTATGATTCGTCTAGCATTTTCTAAAGAGTAAGTCTCGTAGATGAGGAAAATAGAGTCTGCGTCACCTATACACAACCCTTTAGAATACACCTGAGGAACAGTTCTGTGTTTTGCCACAAAGAGTGGCCGGATAGATGTTGCATTAACTTCAGTAAATTCAAATTCGAGTTCTCGAAGAATTCTCTTTACATCATTGCAGTGTGGGCAATATTCTTTTCTTGTGAATACTACTAAATCTTCTTTAGAGTAAGATAACAGATCTCCCATCTACAATCCCCCTATAGTCTGATTCAAATTTATTCCATCTCAAATCATACTCTTGACCTTTATATTTCACAGTTATAATGTCAGAGAAGAAGTATGACAAATTTCCGCTCATACTTCCCCTAACGAATTCAGCTTTGATAAACTTCCCTTCCCTCTCAACAAGAAGAGTCTCTATATTATCACTCATCAGAATTCCTCTGCCACAATAATTTCACTGTAGTGATCCTCATAGTTGTAGTCATTTTTCCGCATCTTCAGAAATTTCTTAACTGAATCAGTTTCACCAAAGATTAGGATTTCTCCATATCCAATTCCCATTTGTGATGGATGTAAGAACTCTACACGATCCAGAGTATTAGACAAACCGTGAATCGTCCTATTCATAACTGTTGATTGGTTATCATCAGGATCAGTAAATAGAATAAGAGAGTTAGAAGAGAGAGAAGTTACCAGTTTGGGAAGAAGAAGAAGAGTGATTGGGTCACACATATAGACTTCGACTGTAAGATCCTCTTTACGCCCGGCCAAACTTTTGATGACGTCTTGGACAATTCGTTCATTGTCTCGTTTCAATACCATTTTTCTCCTTGCTGTTTTTCTTTGAGGGATCTTTGGATCTTCATCCCCTTTCTTTGGCCGTCCCGGTTTACGCTTGACTTTACTTGTCGCAGGCCCCTTTGTTTCGTTTTCCATTCTTTTCCTCTTTGAATTTAGATACAGTCATAGCCACATCGTCGTAGATACCGTCAGATCCTTGTACGAACCTACGAGCATTTTTCTCACCGTGTTCATGCTTTACGTTGTACACGTCATACAACGCCCCTTTCTCGTAGAATTGAGTTTCAGACAGCACACAACGCAGCTTCGAATTTGTCTTGATCATTTGATTTGTTTGACCAGAGTAGTGAGGTTCCAAACTTTCCATTTTCAATTTCCTTTCGGAATCCTATAATGTGAGAGAGATGATGTGCGGATACTTGGTATCCATCTTTGTAGTCTTTATTGTATTTAATAGCAATCTTATCACACCAAGAGTTCCACATGTGTTCTGGATTCTTCATTGGCTCGTGATAACATAGACCGATATATCTAGTTACAAGATCGCGATTACGCCAAACGTTGTATTCGTAATTAGGGTAGGGGGAATTATCGTAATTTGGCTTTTTATTTGCTTTCAAAACCCTGTCTGATAACTTTGATATTGTCTCCCACCTAATACTTTTGTAGGGACGGGAACTAGGTAGTTCAAACTTGTGCTTTTTGTTAAAGTCCTGTATGTGATGTGTATCAATGCAACCTATGGGGTGCCCACACATTTGCAGAACAAAACCAACTTTTGTAAGATTCAGACCCTTTATATCCAGCAAGTGGTAAAACCTATCAGTGAGACAAAACTCTTCGCTTGTTGCAGCTTCAAAGTACTTATCAACGTTGTCAACAAGATGTGACCAACCTTCTTCTGTTGTTGAGGTAATTTTGTTATCTACATCAATTCTGTTAAAAGGGCGTCGAATTGAATGCATTGTAAACCTACACACAGCAAGGAAGCCTTCAATAGACTTCGCTTGCTGTGCAATAAGGGGGACATGTTCATTATACATGTTTAATATTTTCCTTTAGATTTCGCAACCTCCAGCGACGCAAGCTAGCTCTTGACTACCTTTTGTCATGTCGGTGCTTTCATAAAATGAAAGTAGAGACCAATCAACCTCTACACTACGTTCACGGCTCCATTCTCTGTATTCTTCTTCAGAGATTTCAGCATAAGGAGCTTGCTGATAAGTCCCGCCATCGTAAGGCAAGAAGGAAACACCAGACATCTTGTCAAAGTGCTCATAGACAAATTTTCCTACTTCTTCCCATTCGTGATCTTCAACTGAAATTGTCACAGATGGTTTGTGCTCACACCAGTGATCTTGGTAAACAAGCCAAGTCTTAAGCTGATCAATAGCATTCATATCATGCCTAAAGACGGCTTTGTCTGGCGCTTTCATTGGAAAATAGAATACAGTGCTGCTATACTCTTCTTCTCCAACTACTTGATATTCTTTCAAAAGAGTTTTAGTCTTAATATCAAAGACATAGCTGTTGTTATTGATTTTCCCTTCTTCGTCTTTAGAAAGATTTTCATAGTCTTCCACGATAGCAAGCCCACCTTTACTGAAAAACTCCATAACATTAGGCTCCCAGTACACTCCTTGATCCTTCATAAGAAGGGTAACAGGGTCTTTGTTATCATTTCGTACTGTACGAAGGTAGTATGGAGCAAAACGAGTATGGATGCCAGAGGCACTATCTACCATTTGAGACACTGTACCACTAGGCTTTACACAAGTAATAGCAACAGACTGATTAATGCCTAGCTTATTTGCCCAAATACGGTTCACCTCTACAGCATACCCCCTGAAGTAATCAAGGGTTGCCTCCAGACCAGAGTTCTTACGAGTCATTAGAGGGTTATCCATAATACCAGTAAGAGACACGCCTAGGAGTCTTTCTTCTTCAGTATTCTTTTTCCAGATACTACGTAGATTAGGGAAATGGGTTAGAGTAGATTGGATAGTACCAAGAATCACCGCTTTGCGGATCTTCTCTTTAATATCTTCAACGGTATCTTTGGGCCGTATAACAGCCTCTGTTAAGTTACAGAACTGATAAGGACGAAGGATTATTTCACTGCACGGATTTGTGCCAAAGTCAATCTTTTCCCAACGACTTGGGTCATTAGCACTTGTAGCATGGGTCATACGACGACCGTGTTTTTTAATAATCCTTTGTGCCGCTTCTCTGTTGAAGATACCCCTCTCACCAGAACCAGATTTAATCAAGGCCTGCCATTCTTCCCAGAAAGTGGCTTCGTTTGGCTTATGGTCATATGCAACTGAGTTATTGCTCAGAGCACGTTCAGGATGTACAATATACCATTCACCCTCTTTAGCAATGCGAAGCTCAGCGTCATCAAGGTCGGAAAGCGAGATCATTGCGGATCGACGGACTCCACCAACAACAATAACTTGAGCAATCTTGCACATTATGTCATGACACTCTTGTGTTTTAAGTTGGCGACCTCTCGCCTCACGAAACACTTTAACAACGAAATGAAAAAGATCTTCTAGCGGTTCAGGTCCACTAGCACGTCCACCAAAAGTTTTTAGTGGGGTACCAGCTTTACGGACACGAGTTGTGTCCCAGCTAGGCTCAATGCCAGAAAAGAGTAGGGATATAAGCTGATGCAAAGCATCCGCCCAACTTTCTTTGAAGTCTTCCACAATAATTTGTGTAGGGACTTTTGTCATAGTCTCTGCAACTTCAGGAAGGTCACACACAAACTTATTTTCTACAGAGAAACCAACACCTGTACCGTTTGACAAGATAATCATAGTTTCTCTAAAGGAATGGATGTTGTCAACAACAAGAAAAGCACAATTAAAGCCAGCCGTGTTATCTCGATCTAGAGCAGGTCCTGCTGTCATCATTGCCCTCATAGAAGGCATGGCTTCAAGATCATAAATACCTTGTCGTAGTTCTGAGATCACATCAAGGTCCTCTTGGCTTAATTCGCCAATGTGACCCCTCATAACACTGGTGACAACATTATCAATGTATCTATCTACCGTTTCATGGTAGTTTTCTCGCCTTTGGAGGAACTCAATCCATCGAGCATAACGAGAAAGGGCAATAAACTTTTGGTAAGAAGTAGGTAGTTCGGATGAATTCATTAGTCCTCCTATGGTAGTTTCTAGTATTACACCCCCACCGTTAAGCGGGGGGTGATTATTATTTAAAGGTCTCTTGGGAGGTATCTCCCTTCTTTTTCAACAAGTTGCACCTCTTCTAGAGGTGGTCCGTTGTACCTTTTTTCTGCTGGTAGCCAGTCCTCAGCTAGGATGAGGGTCCGTTTAGAAAAAGGGGTTACCTTAAACAGAACTTT